TCGCTGGTGGAATGGGCGGCCATGCGAAACAACTCTTCGCGGGCCGCAAAGCCGCCAGGAACACGACGCGCACCAGTGATTTCCGCCGCCATCTCGACCAGCGAAAAATCCATGTACCGACGCGCATTGTCATTGGGTTGTGCGCGGGTCAGCCGGGCAACGATGGAACCTTCCATGGCAATTCGGCGGGTTTCACCTTCGTCCCGGGTGATCGTTGCAGGCTGGCTGCGGGTTTGCAGCGGCTCACGCGCAGCCATCGTCGCCATCATCTGCGCGGCGGCAGATTCATGCGACACACCACCGTCAACCAACGACTGAATGTCAGCTTCGGTCAAACGCCCCGACGACATGAAGGGGGCGGCAGAGCTGCGGATCATGGTGATGCGCTGACGCTCTGCCATCACAACCGCATTGGGATCCGGCACGGAAGGGGCCGGGGTGTTGATAACTTCGGGTGGCATTGCGCCCTCCATGTTTGCGGCCCCAGTCGGGGCCTGTTGCATCTGCGCCAAGAGCGCGGTGACCGGGGCGGGCTGACGGCCCGCATCGGGATTCTGTTGCGGTATACGCGCCATCACCAGTCGGCGGGCCGAGGACATTGCGGCCCGAAACTGGGCGCGCATGGTTTGGGAAACTGGTGCAGGCTCTTGCACAACGTCACCTGCGATCCGATCAGCAAAACCCAAACTGACGGCCTCTTGCGGACCCATATAGGTTTCCTCGGCCAACATGCGCTGGACTTCCGCAACGGTCTGACCACTTGCGGTGGCATAGACCTGCGCATAAACGTTCGACATGATTTCCGTCGCATCGGCGACATGGCGCAGATCATCGGCTGTGCCCCATGCGACGGTGCTCGGCTCGTGAATCATCAGGATCGAACCTTCGGACATCACGCGATCTGCGCCACCCATCAGCAACAGCGAGGCCGCCGACATGGCATAACCCTCAACAATCACCGTGACATTGCCCCGCTGTGCAAGCATCGCGCGGATTTGCTCACCCGCGTCGGTATCGCCGCCAACCGAATTCAGGCGCACCGTGACCGGGCCGATAGCAACTTCGGCAAAGGCCTCACGCAACATGATGGGCGCAATGAAGACGTCCCCCTCGATCATCCAGCCAGCATACATATCGCTGACCACCGGCCCTGAAAGAATGATTTCGCCGCCGCTGATCAGCGTGCGGCCATGCGGTCTTGGCATCAGTTTTCCCCTTCGATTGTTTCTTCGACATCGGCCACGGTGACCACGGCAGATTTCTGCGGCCGCACTTTAATGGGCGGGGCCTCAGCATCCTTTTCGGCATCTGCAATTCGCTCTGCCCGCACGCGGTCAGGATTTCGGCCAAGCAGACGGATAACGCCTTGGCGAGATTGCAAACCGGCGTCGATCTCTGTGATTGCGGCGTCAATCTCCTTGCTGGGGTCGATCAGCGCGCGGCGCGGGGCCGTCCAATCCAGCGCCAGAACCTCGCGTGGCATGACAGATTGCAGCGGCCATGCTTCACGGCACCAACGTTCGATGCCACGGCAGAATTGTGCCACCATCAACATTTCCTGCCAGGCTTCGACATTGCGATCCATTTCCATCCGGCCCATCCGACCGGACGAAAAGTTGACCCCACTCAAATTTCCAGACAGCGATTCATAAGTGATGCCACCAGCCATCGCGACAGATGACAATCCCTCGCGCATAAACTCAGCATATGCCTCAACACGCGGCGGATTCGTGAATGTCACCGATGAACCGGGTGGTGCGGTAACCAGCGCACCGGGTTCAAGATCCTCCAAACCTTTGGCCGCGCCCCCAGCACTGCCGCTAGCGCCGTCCTCTTGGGTGGTGATCACGCCAGCTACCAGCGCCGCCATGCGCTGTTTCAAAATTTGCGCTTCCTGGTAGTCGGCCAATTCACCCATAGGCAGGATCATCGGGGCCAACCAACTGACGCCGCGCGATTGGGCCGCCCGGTCAAACCTGCGGACATGGATAATGTCCTGCCAAGGCACCCGCCTGCTTTGCATGCTTTTCAACAGTCTTGATGATCCGGGGTGTTCATCGAATAGATGATAGGCTTCAACGGCACCGGTCGGACCGTATTCCACCCCTTCAATCACCACGTTCTGACCCCAAGAAACAACCGCAGTATTCAGATGATCGGCCTCAATCACCTCCACCTGAAACCCAAGCTTCAGGTTCCGGCCATAGGTTCCCACGCGCATCCGTCGCCGGACCAGAATTTCGCCATCGACGACAACCCCGCGAAAAACAATTCGCTGCATCTGCGCCAGATCGCACTCGCCGCGTGCATCGATATCCGTGGTCCCAAGGTGTTGCTGCAAAACCGCGTCGATTTGGCTTGCCAGTCCCAAATCGGGGTGCCGCACCGAAAACTGAATGCCGGTGCCGACGACATTGGTTGCCACCACATCGACATACCGCGCGGCATAGGGACGGTTGCGCACAAAATCCCGCGCCAAATTACGAATGGCTTCGCGCGATCCATATGCTGCGGCATCTGCATCGGTGCCGGACCTCTTCCAACCAGCCGCGCGCCTGCCCTTTGTGGCGGCGTCATAGTTCATCAGGACCTTTGCTTGGTTCCGCGCCCGAAGTCGCTGTACACCGCGCGAAGGGCTGAATTCGGTAATCACTCGATCCAGAAACGTGCCGATCATTGCCATTACAAACCCCGACCAGTGCGTGGATAGGTGGTCTTGAAATTGCCAGCCTCGACTGCGCTGCCGTTCAATTCGCGTTCGACCATGTTCAATGCGGCGCGGAGTTCTGCCAGCGAACCATAGGTCACCTCTTCGCCATTCAGTTTTAACGTGCGCGCGCCACTTGCGATTGCACGCCGCAGCGTGTCCGCATCAGACTGGGTAAATGCCATGATTGTCCTTACCTGCGCAGCCATTTGATGCTGCTATTGACTGCCCCGCTTGGCGCGGAAGATTTCGAAACAACTGGCTTGGCATCTCCCGTGGCATTAATTTTCATTGCCACGGCAAACTCATTGTCCAGGTTCACAATCGCCCAGTTTGGCGGGTTCTCTGGATCAATCCGCAATAGACCTTTGTGTTCGGCCAGCGCCAAGCCCTGCACCGAAAGGTCAAGACTTTCGTTGCGCACCATGCCGCGCCGCTTTTCCCACTTTTTTGCCGTCCGGTATTCGGCGGTAAACTCGGTCAATTGTTCCTCGCTCAACCAGTCCGACAAAACGTATCCGCCCACCCCAACCTTCTGTTGGCCCAATGCAGCAATGGTGCTGTCCTTCAGCCGATCAACGGCGACGTTCAGAATCTTGATCGACCGCGCCCGCTTGCCATTTGATCCGCGCTCCGGTGCCTCATACCAAACCCGGCGACGATGGTTAAAACCACCCCACCCCCTGGACACGAACCAAACTGAACCCAAACCCTCCTTGCGGCGCGCCCGCAGAAATTTTTCGGCATTGTCTGAAACGCCGGGCGTGCCCTGAAAGTCCACAACCAGTGCAACTGGCCTCAAGCCGAATTCCGATCCTTGAACGGGGTAAACCCGCTCATGGAGGTCATCAAGAATTGCCCAGTCCTCAAAATATCGTCCAGGATCAAGTACCCTGTCACGTGCCGCTGGCGCATCTGCCGGAACAAGCGACAGATCAAATCTATCTATGATGCATCGTGTGCCATCGATACCCCAACCCATCACCTGTGCGGCAAAATAGTGCCCCTGCACGTCAACACTTATGGTGATAAACCGAACCCAATCTGGGGCCGTACCGCGTGGCAAGGGCTGCAACGCTGCCCTTAATTTTTGAAGACTCAGGACACCTTCACTTTCGGTCAAGGTGGGGCGGAATGGCAATCCAATGTCGGTGTTGAACACCACTTGCATATCACGCTCTTCACCCATGACCGCCGCCGACCGTTTGGCCACTTCCAGTCTGGTCACAATACTTGCCCAGCTCGCGAATGCCGCAGCTGCGCCGTTCAGGTGGTAAGACAATCTCGAGACAGACCTGATCGACGTGTCGTCAACACGAACCAACGCACCATCATCCGTTTCATGGCGCCACCCTCCCCGCCCCTGCAACGTCAACCGATTCAATTCAACCTTGTGATCTGCTGCGATCAAAGACCCGCAATGGGGACAAACCATCATGGCGGCCGCACCAGCCTGTGCGGGCGGCAAATCTGAATCATAGTGCAAGCGATCAATTCGCGGCTCAAACAGTTCGGAACAGTCTAGACATTGCCAATACCAGCGCCCGCGCGTCCCGCCATTGTAAAGCCCGACGATACCATCGCAGGGTGGCAATTCATGTGGGCTGCCAGGCACCCAGGAATCATTCAACACTGGGTAACCGGGCGAAGATTCCGCCACAGCCATGCCGCGTGATCCCAGTGTTTCCGTGCGTTTTGTTGCCAGGCCAAAGGCCGGGCCTTCCCCGTCGATATCCGGCTTCATACGATCAAGGTCAGTGATCATTTCGAACTGCGACGTACGACCTGCCCAGTTTTCCGCTGTTGGCCAACCGACACCAAGTCGGCAACCACCAACAAAGTTTTTGGCAAAGATATTGTCATCCCCGACTTTCCGCCCCAGCCGACCATGCAAATCCGGACTGTTGCGGATCATCGGTGCAACTTCGTTTTGCACCCACTCCTTTGCTTTGGTTTGGCCCATATGAGTGATGTAAATCGGACTTGGATCGACCATGATGGCATAGGCCAAACCGACCTGCAGCAAGCCGAGTGTTTTGCTGGCGCGAAATGGTGTTCGTAGGCCCCGCGCGCGCCAGCGGCGGCTTGC